CATTGACGCCAGAAGTACCAGAAGTACCAGAAGTACCATTTACGCCAGAAGTGCCTGACGTTCCGTCTGTCCCACTCGTGCCGCTAGTTCCACTAACTCCGGAAGTACCAGAAGTTCCATCCGCCCCGGAGGTACCAGAAGTTCCGTTTACGCCAGAAGTACCAGAAGTTCCACTTGTTCCAGATGGGGTTGCCACTAGGATGAATAAAACGTCTTCGTTGTTGGAGAAAGAATAAGTTGAAGTTACCAGAGTAACTGGGAGTTCCCAATATGTGCTTTGATCCACCGGAGTTCCGACCGTCCAAGTTTGGTAGTTTAGATGACTTGCCTGGTCCTGGATTGTAATGGTAGATCCTGCAGTTAGGTTAGCAAAAAAGATGTCGACGTTGTTGTTCAGTCTATCTGTTTCGCTGATGTTGAGTTGGGTTGCAGATGCCTGGGTAGCATTGTTCCAGATGACGTGTCCTGATCCAGGATCCCCAGATGTGAGTGTAGTCTTAGCCTGATAGTTGAAGAAGGCGTTAGAAAAACCAGGCTCTCCCTGTGGTCCAGTTGCTCCGTTAACCCCAGAAGTTCCCGAAGTACCATTTATTCCAGAAGTACCAGATGTTCCATCAGTCCCAGAAGTACCAGAAGTACCATCTGTTCCGGAAGTACCAGATGTTCCGTTTACGCCAGAAGTACCAGAAGTACCATCTGTTCCGCTAGTTCCATTAGCCCCAGAAGTTCCACTTGTCCCATCTGTGCCGCTAGTTCCGTTTACGCCAGAAGTACCAGATGTTCCGTTAGCCCCGGATGTGCCCGATGTGCCATCAGTTCCACTAGTTCCATTAGCCCCGTTAGCCCCGGAGGTACCAGATGTACCGTTTACCCCGTTAGTCCCGGAGGTACCAGAAGTGCCATTAGCCCCGGAGGTACCAGAAGTACCAGAAGTACCGGCTGCTCCAGTTCCACCACCAGCTCCAAAGACAACTACTGTGCCTGTTGAATCCACTGTGGATAGTTGGGAAGAAGGGTTTACAAATAGTGTTGTGTATCCCGCTGCGGGTGTCGAAGGCGTCGAGGAAAGACTGAATTCTACTTGTCCTCCTGTTGCTCCTAGTTTTAATCTTGCTGCCATGTTATTATATGCTGTTTATGTATAGTTCTGAATTGTTGTTGATGACTAGAAATCCTCCTTCTGCCACGTATAGTGGGTCGCAGTTAGATACCTCGTTGCCTTCGACGATATAGGGTGAGTTATATTGGTCGATAATACAACCGACGTCTTCACCTGAATAATAAATTATATTTGATAAATCTTCGTTGCCCTCTGTATATGGAATAAATTCAATTTCCGGCGGATTAAAGGGTGTTAAATACATTTGCCCCTTATCTAGTTGGTTTCCAGTGATGGGGTCTAGTGTAGGCGAGTCCGTATTCCATAATTTATAGGTATAGTTGCCTGGAGGGAATAAGTAAATAATTGCGTTGGCCGGGTCGTCGATATCCGCACTCGTTACATCAATCTGTAATTTAACGTATCTTGAATTCCTGGTGATTATTTCAGGAATAACATAGTACCATTCTTTTGTATACGTGCTTTGAAATCCTATTAGGAAATAATCTCCATAGGTAATCTCGTCGTTTGAAATAGTATCAACGTAAAAGATTGGTTCGTTGATTTGCCCAGGATTTAGATTTATCATACATTATAAAGTATAAAAACCCAGATAACTGACAAAAGAAAGGGCTGAGATAAATCCCAGCCCTAATAGAAAAATAGAAAGCGCCTTTTTGTGTGTTAGGCGTTAACGAAGGTTGTTCCGGTAAGCGCTGCTAGACCATTAACCTGGTAAGCCATTGCAGGCTCCATTGCTTGTAGAACGAAAGAATATTGATTGGCGTCTCCAGGAGCAGTTCCTGTAGTAGTAGTTCCAGAAGAGATTACGCAACCTCTGGTAAGACCAACAAACCAGTAAAGGCCGTTATTGTCTTCGAATACTACTCTAGAAGCTCTGTTGTAAGCCAATAGTTGAATTTGTGCTCTCTTCTCAGAAGAAAGATGTTGAACTGGGATAGTTACTTCTTGTTGGAAGAACGCGGTACCATTGGTATTTGATATGGTAAACGTCTCTGTGAAAGAAGCAACATCTTTTGCAACCTGGATTTGGTAGAAGTCTCCAGTTCCCCCTGTAAGAGAGGTTATACCTGAAGTTGCTCCTGCAACGAAATCGCTATATGCAAAGTCTGAAGATACCCAAAGTGTTTTAATACCCCCGATATAATCTAGACAATCCAATGCGATTGCTGCCGATAAATTACATGATGTTGACATTGTGTTTTTTAGATTATTTTTTATTTAAGGGCTGAGTTTCCCCAGCCCTTTGGGTATTAATTAAACGGTAGAAACCGCTTGCGTAGCATAAATGGCCGTTCCGAGGCGGAATTTCGACATGAAATTCACGATGTCCTGGGATGGGTCATAGTAGAATTTAAAGTTATCCGCATCATCCAATAGACCTGTTCCGAAGTAAACGTATTTTTTCGGCGCGAGGATGATATGGTTGTTGTTGTTAATTCCACCAGCTGCATAAAGCGTTACGTTAGTTCCAGGCCATGTGAAGAATGATGGGCTGTCTCCAGTTGTGTTGCTGATATTAGGGTATTGTGTGATAAGCGCATTACCTTGAGCCATAAGAGCTTGAACTGCGATCTGGTAGTTTGTGTACGACATGTACATGATAAGATCGTTTTCTTGCTTAAGTGCGTTCGATAATTTATTAATTATTCCCCAAATGGTAGCAAAAGCTGTTCCAACTGCTAGAGGAACTGTAATTCCTGCACCTGTTCCAGATAGACATCCGTTAGCAACAGTTGCCTGAGCTAGAAGACCGTCTAGGTTTGCTCCGTCGCCCTGCCAGATAGTGTTTTCTACGTAAGCAGAAATGTTAGCTACCTTATTTCTAGCAATCTGCTCCTCGAAGGGAACTGACTCAGCATAAGCTGAAGGAGAAAGCTGAGAAGACAACCAATAAGTTCTCAAATCTTCTGGACAAAGTTGCTCTTTTAGCATTTTAGATTGAACCACTAGATCAATCTGAGAGAATACCGTGGTATTACCGGTTGCGCCACCCGGGCCCACCGTTGAAGAATTAAATCCACACGTCGCGTCTATAATATACGGAACTGAATTTAATACGTTGATAGCAGAAGTTCCTGCTGTCTTTCCCGCCATGACAGTCATCATGTTTACAGAGAAAGTTTTCAATAAAGCGGCAGATACGAGCTCAGTGCTTAACTGATCGGTGTACGTGCTTAAAGCTGATAAATTGTAACTCATTTTGTTTATTTATTTTATTTTTTAGAATTTTCTTGTTCTAGAATTTATATCATTTCTGATATTTCTTAGGCCTTCTAGTCTAGCCTCAATAGGATCCATTGCTGAAACCTCGTTATTAAAAGTTGCGATTTTAGAAGAGCCTGGTGTTTTTGACATTTTTTCCATCTTAGTTTTATAAGATGCCATTTCTTCTTTTACTACTCCAACTTCTTTAGCAACTTCTTCGATAGCCATCATTACCTTTTCCATCATGTCGTCCACATAAGACGCCATTTCTTCTTTAGTAATAGCTGCTTCCACTTTAGTTGGCTGCTCTGCTGATTCTTCTCCCGCAGGAACTTCTTCTGCTTCAATTTCGATTTCAACCTCTTGTTCAGGTTTCTCGACTTTTTCGATTGCTCCGTTAGCATCTACGTAGACTTGTGTGCCATCTTCTAGTTCGTGCATACCTTGTGGAGCTGGACCTTTATTACCTTCGCTGTCTACTACGTAGATTAAGCTTCCGGGTTCAAGTGATTCAGTTTCAACTTTAGTTACACCATCCTTAAGAATAGCTTCCACCATCTTTACGTCCATACCTAACGCAACCTTGATTTGATTTAGTTTGCTTTGATAAAAATTCATAAATTATTTTGTTTTATTTGATGATTTATATAGTGAAGTATAGCAATTTTAATTGTTGACATATCTTACACCGATTTTAGTATTTTTATTATTCTGTCGTATAGTTCTTTGTCCTTCTTATAGGCTTCGTAATCCTGTTGCGACATAAAAGATCCCTCGATAGAAAACCCATTTAATTTACCGTCTTTTACCATTTTCCATGTTGCTGGGTCTAGAACTCTCATTTTTACCATCCATGTTCCGACGGGGACATCCATTTTATAAAGAGAATTAGCTTTATCCTCTTCATTTTCTACCAGCCATGTCTCCATTACGAAAGAATGTGCAGGGTCCGAACTGTCGTGTTGAATATTTGTATCGTGATTTCTAAGTTCCATCATGAATTTTTCTGCTATGCGTTGGATTACCTCTTTAGAAAATTTAACGTAGTATGGTTTTCCTTCTTCATCTTTGCGTAGGATCTCCATTTCTGGTATCATTGCCGGCCCAACTACGATTTGTTGGTCTTCCGATGCAAAGAATAATTTAGAAAGCTTTTCTGTATACATTTCTGGGTGATATCCTAGATAAGTTGTGGTTCCTGCGTCTGTGATAAGTTCTCCGTCCACTTTTATTTCAGATGGAACTATATTGGAGGGTTCGTTAAACCAATATTCCACGTTATAGCCCCCTTCAGGAAGCAACTCTACGATTAAACCCCGATTATAGTCTTGGTCTTCCGCTTGAAGAATAACTTTCTCCCCCCTAGGCAATGGAATTCCCATTAGGTCGTATTGGTCCTTTTTCTTTTTTGGGGCTTGTTCGGTGTAAGGTGGTAAAGAAGACACGTCGTAAGACATTTCCTCTTTGCGGATAGATTTTAGTTTTCTTTCTGCCCATTCCACCCCAGCGGCGCCGCCCCACGCATCCCACATAAGTCCGCCGCAGCCTTCTCCATAAGGAGTATCTGAATTTTGCCTATGACGTTGAAATGCGGACATTCTTGCGATTGTATCTTCTGAAATAGGTTCACGGTTTGCCAGTTGGTTTGCTCTTGCCTTACCTGGTCCCATCCCGCAGTCTCCCCAGCCATTTTCTTCCACCCATTTTAGAGCTCTCTTTGCGTTATTAACCGCTGCTTCTGGGTAATCTGTATAACTTTCTGCGAATTTTAGTTTTTTGGATTTTACCGGAATGCAATTAGGAGCACCGTTGTCTTTTAGTCCGTAAGGTTCGTATCCTTCCCAACATGGATTAGGCTCAATGTCGAATTCTTTAGTGTGGTTTTCCCATGCAGAATAACAGATAGCTGCTGCTTGGTCTTGGTCTTTTCCTTCGTTAATATTGTAAGCAATACATCTAGGAATAAAATCGGCTTCATTTTCCCCGCTGGAAGGCTCTACGAATTTTTCTTTTTTAAAGGCTAGCCAGTCTTTTTCTATAGCTGGGTAATCCACTAGAGAGATTGCTGAAACCCCGGACTCGACTAAGTCTTCTATGATTTCTAGGTTAATGATATTTTTTTCCATATAATAATAAGTATGATTTTTTATAGCATTGACAAAGCTTGTAGTTTAGCATCTGCTTCCTGTTGGGAAGACATTTCAGATGCAACAACGTAAGTCTTGATAATGGGCTGTTGTTGTTGCTGGGACATTTCTGGTCCAGGGGTATTTCCTGATGCGTTGATTTGATTTAATAGAGGTAAAAAGTTAGCAGTTGCTCTTCGATTGATTACAAATTCTCCTCCTTCTAGTTCCCCCAGAGAAGTTTTAATTCCCCCTAGATCATGAGAAGGTCCGCCGAGTATCCCCCCGGTTTGAAGTGAACCGTATGTTCCCCCAGTTGATTTCTTAGATGTTGATCCACCACCTTCGTATTGTGTTGCTTTAATTTTAGCAACATTGGCGTATCCAGTTGTTAGGGCAAGTGCTGCAAAGATAGAACCGGTAATCCCAGAAGGATCTACTTTTAGCATGCCAGTAAATGCATCTACCGCCCCCTGAATGGTGGAAATAATTGCCTGTGCAATAGCTAGTTTCTTATTCTTTTCAAAAAAGTCTTTCTTAACCTTTTCTTGTGCCTCTAAGTTATCCCCTGCTGCTTTAAGTTCTCTAGCCATTTGAGCATCGTTAATGGCTTGGAGAGTATTAACAAGTTCTGTTGCCCCCTGAACTGCTGTATCGAATATCTCTTTTCTTCTGGCTTTCTTCCTATCTGCGTCGTCTTTATCCTGTTGATCTATAGTAGCATTTCTGTCTCCGTTTAATTTAACAAGTTCCCCGTTTAATTCTTTAGTCTTGTCTTTGTAAGCTTGGTCAAGATCAGATTTCTTTTTGATCAGTTCTGCATATGCCGCAGTTTCTGTATTGCCTGCGTCTTGTGCTGCTTTAATCTGGGCGTCAAGATCTGTTGTTTGTTGATTGTAGTAAGCTGTTTCAAGAGCAAGTTGTTTTAGAAGTCTCTCTTTTTCGATGTTGTATAGAACAGTTGCTTGTTCTCTTTTAGCTTTTTCTAACTCTTTAGCAGTGGTTTTACCGAGAGTTATTTCAGCTGCAGCAGCTTTTTTATCTTCTGCTTCTTTATCAATGGTTCTTTCTTTGTCCTTTCTAGCTTCTTCTGTCTTAACTTCCCCGATAGAAGCAACTAAATCTTTTTGTTCTTTAATTAGAGAATTTTGGTTAGTTAGTGCTTCTGACTGTTGCCCTGTAATTCTTTCTTCTAAATCTAAAAGTTCAAGTCTAGCTGAAGCGAGTTTATTTCTATTTTCTTCAGTTTGTTGTAATTTATAAGCCTGAGCAGCAGCTGCAATTTTAATGTTGATTTGTTCCTTTTCCTTAGTAGCTTGTTCTTCTTGAAGTCTAAGTAGTTCTGCGTTGGCTGCAATTCTGTCTGTTAAATTCTTAGAATCATCGTCTCTTAATTGTCTTTGCTTTTCTTCAGACTTCTGATAGTCTAATTGAATTTCTCTTCTCTTAATATCTGCTGCTGCAGCTGCTTTGTTTAATTGGGTAAGTTTATCCGCGTCTTTGACAATCTGACCCATGTCCAAAGATTTAGCAGTTGTAATAACCCCTTTAATAACTGCTTCTGCCCCTTGACCTACTTCAGCAACCGCTTCTCCAAAATTGTCTACGACTTGTTTACCCGAATCAACAATTGCTTTTCCTGTTTCTTTTAAGTCCTTCTGGGTTTTTTCAATCTCTTTAGATAATTCCTTTATCTTCTTAACATCACCAGAACCAAAAACGGATTCCTCCCATGCTTTTTGAGTTGAAAGCACAGTTAATCTTATACCTTGAATAACCCCTAAAAGAATATTAAGTCCACCAGAAATTAGACCTCCAATAACTTTTTTAGTTGCATCGAAGCCCCCATTCTGTTTTCCAACTGCTTCAATGTTCTTACCGATTGCTTCTGTTAGTTTACCTACGATTGCGCCGGCTGCAGAAGTTGCGGTATTCCATAAATCCACCACTTTTTGGTTAGCGGAGAATGCTCCAGAAGCTGCACCTAGGATAGCACCAACTCCTGTGAATTTGACGATACTACCAAAAGCAGATCCTGCTGCTTTGCCCATAGAACCTAATGCTTTTCCAGCTTGCCCGATTCCAGATGAAATCTTTCCAAATACTCCTTTAGATTTAGTTTCAGCTTGGCTGAATTGGCTTCCCAAACCATCTAAGGATTTTTTTATGTCGTCAAGGGATTGTAAAACCTGATCCCCGTTAATTTTTAAGACGAATTCTTTTTCAGCCATGATTGTTGTTTATATTTAATTGTTCCATATTATTTCTGATAGGTTCCAAATATCAGTTTCCTCGTTCCAGATATTTTCAGGACATACGTTCCATACAGTCTGGGAAGTTCCCCATGTATCTGTATCGGTAGACCATACTGGACATCCAGGCTGTAGGGTAATACCCTTGATGAATGCTGTTACTAGATAGTCTGCTGCTGTTACGCCCGTCGGTAGCTGGGTGGAGATTGGACCTGCATAAAGTCCAGAATAACTGGTATTAGCCACAAATACAGAATTTTCCTGTATGTTGATGTATTCCCCTTCCACGAAGTCTATTCCAGTCGCCCCGTTGTTCCAGGTTAGTGTAGTTTTAAAGCCATAGTCGTAGGGGACATTGATAAAGAGGCCATTCAAGTCTGTGGGACCTACGAGGTTAATATACTGCATAGGAATGTAAGTTCCTGCAGTTCCCCCTGTTGCTCCTTCTAGTAGTAGTGTTGCATTTATGTCGTCCCCTCCGGACGCGCCGAAATCTATGTAAATGTATTCCCCTGCTATAATCGGGGTTATTCCTGAGCAATCCCCGTCTGGTATAGCTGTCCAGCCCGGAGGTAAAGCATTAGCGTTAGGATAAAGCATACATACCGATGCGCATGTTTCCGGCTCTAGAGTTAGTGTCTGGAGATTATTGTAGCAATCAACGAAAGTCCATGTGTTATATTCCACCGGCTCGTATGGAGAGTTGTTATTACATACTGCGACGGATTTGCATTCTCCCTGTGCTGGACCAGATGCTCCGTTAACAATATTCGGGATAGCTTTATCTGGAACTTTTATTAGTTCCACTTTAACTAGTGCAACCTCTCCGATTGGATAGTCCGATATTTTATTGACAAAATACCAGCTGTCCTGTACCCATATTCTGTCGTTAAACCTGAGAGTCTCTATGTCGTAAGGATCTAGTCTCATTGAAACTGTTTTCTTACGATTATAAGGATCATAGATCCAATCGATATAATCCGACCAGTAGTTGGTGTATAGGTTTACCCCCGTTTGTCCAGTGTAAGTAGACAGGGGAGACCATAGAGGTCTTTTAGATTGAAATGTTAAATCTAGAGTAAAGGTGTCCGGCGGGAAAGATTGGTAGTTAGAAACCAGTGGGTATTTAGACTGAGCCTGTCCAGTAGCCCCGGGCGATAAGCTGGTGTTTAGATACCAGTCTACCGGATTGTCCTGTAAACCGTTATAGAAAAATATTCTAGGTTTAGGTTGAATGGGCTGTACTTTACCTGCTTTGTTCTCTGTGGGGTCTCCAGGAAGCAACTTAGCTAGAGTTGGGAATACCCAATCTGGTCTAGGTGTTGTTGATGGACTAGAAGGAATAGACTGGAGAGGAGTAGGTGCAAATGGGATTATTGTTTGCTTAGTTCCCTTAATTATGTTTATACCAGAATCGAATTCGTGGAACATAAAGTTCCTTTTAAATTGCTGCTGGTAGCTTAGGTTCTGGAAATCCGCGTCGTCGAGTCCGGTGAATTGTTGGATCCTCGGTTGTTCTAGAAATGGTGCGTGTTGTTCTGTATCTGATGAGCCATCTAGAAATTGTGTCCAGTCTTTTGTTCCCCCCAGTCTGATCCAGTCTACCCATGGTTCTATTTGGAATGTCTTAGTCTGGTCTCTTCCTGGGATAAAGACGAGATTAAACATCTTAGTTATTCCCTTGATAAAGTCGATGTTCTTCAGTGTGCCTTCCGGGGGTAAGAAAGAATTAACTAGAACCTGTGGTTGTGCAAGTGTACATTGGAATATGTTTTCGAACAAAGCAACTGCGGATGGGGATCCTGCTAAGCAGGTCATGTTAACACTTATCCTTTCTCCGGCTGTCAGTACCACAGAAGGTAAACTTAAAGTCCAGAATAATCTAAATGGAGAAGTAGCCGGGGTACCCGCCGAGTATGTTGCCAGTACACCTTGCAGATTAGAAACCAGGTCAACTCTTATGATAGCCTGCTGTATTCCTAGAGATACCGCAACGCCCTGTGTGGAAAATCCGTATGTTCCTGAAACCGGAGTTACAAATTCTGAGTTAGTAATATCAAAAGAAAGACTTGGATTACTAATGGTTGTTGGGTAGATTATCTTAGCTGTTATTCCCCGGTTTAAACTAAATCTACCGTTGTTAGAAACTTTACAAAGTGCTGTTAGTTCTGTTTGCTCGGACTGTGCTAGAGAATCAGATAGCATGTAAAGCCCATCGAATAGATTGCTCTCTAGAAATTCCGAAGTGTAAGTGTAGCCAGCTGTTGAAAATATTTTATCCCAAAGCCATTTTATCCTTACCGCAGGTTTAAATTGTCTTAGACTTAGTCCTGCAGTTGGGCCGAGAGTAAAAGATGCGCCGGCCGGACCCGTAGATCCTTTTGAAAATCCGACGGACAGGGTATTTTGAATTGGGAAGTTGCTGCTGTCGTAGGCGTAGCCCCATTCACAAAGAGGATAAACGATATTACCATCTTTAAAACCGGAGGTTGCCCCAGCCGTTGCGCCCCAGGAGGATACCACGTTAGCATAGGTTAGCTCGTGGTCTAACCCTGCGGTGCCTCCTGTGTCGATGGTGTTCATGTAGGCCGAGCCGACTGCTGCAGAGAAGTCCGAGGTGTCTCCCAGAAAATAAACCTCGTATTCTATCTTGTCTGTTCTCTCGTTAAGGTAGACCGAATTTAGGTTTAGATTACCAATAGAGAATAGGAAACCCTCGTTGTTGATCCAGGCTTGCGCAGATTTAGATGCGTCGAAAGAATAGCCGTTAACCGAGTAAACGTCCTCGAAGAATTTACCATTAGTACCCTGTCCTGGTATTCTGAATGTCTGGGAGTAATAGGAGGTCGGAGAAAAAGCGTCTAGAGAGGCCACAGAAAGATTTAGCTTCATAGGAGAAGCCTCTGATAGCTGCAGAAGAACTGTTTCTCCCGCCGTGTTTACTGCAAATAACTGTACGTTGCTCATGTTAAAATCCCTGAACTACATCTGGTTGTGCTTCTGTGAAGGAAACAAAGTACTGGAATAGTTTCTCCCTAGCAAAGTTTTGGACTGAGTAGTTTGCGTCTGTTATGTTTATTAGTGTGGGCTGTGTGCGGCCGGGAAGGTAAGCTATTACGTGTGGGGATGCGAACATTGACCTGAGCCATTCGCTCTCCGCCTCCGATAGCCAGTTGGTCGAGGCTGTCCAGGTGTTAGTTAGATCCATCCGGAAGGTTGTTGTTCCGTATCTAGCGGGCTGGTTATCGTTTACGTTATAGCTAGCCGCCGACCAATAGCCAGGTAGCTTATAAAAGTTAGCGCGCCCCGCCTGCTGGGTAAATGTGTTCCTCTTGATAAAGGTATACCAGTCTCTTCCGCCTAGGTTGTTTAACCAGGTAAACCTTATAGGTTCAAAGCCCCAGCAGTTCTGGTCGTTGATGGTAAGACACATGGGTTCCGAATCTGCTGTTGGTCCTAGCGTGCATGTAGCATAATCTGCATATGGATATAGGGCTAGGCAGAATTGATTAAAGGCCGCCGTGCCCCCTATGTCTGCTGGATTGATCTTAAACGAGGAGATGTATTTCTGTGAGCCAGTCGGTCCGCCCGACCAGGTATTACATGTTGTCCATTGTCCCCCGTTAGCCTCCGTGTTGTAGTAGATCTCGTCCCCGACATTTACCCCGTCCTGGTATAGCTCTATTTTCATAGCATATGGAACGGAAGAAGGCCCTGTCGCCGCTTCAAAGTTATAGTTGAGCCAGGAGATAGTAAAGTCTTCGTCCGAACGTATTTCCTGGTTGAGGCCCGGATACCGGGTTAACCACTTTCCACCAGCGTCAATATCCGTTGTTAAAGTCATCGCATATTCAAGAGATGTTTCTCCACCTGTTGCTATGTAGTCGTAGTAAGCATTAGCCCCCTGTCCCCAGGCTAGAGCAACCACCGGGGTAGTTGCATTAGGACATGGGCGGAAGTTAGCGTCTGCATAAAGACCATATGCTGGTTCTCCTGTTCCCCCTAGACCATTGTATTGGATTACGTCGCCATTTAGTGTGATGGAATATTCTTCCCCCGCCAGGATGTAGACCTCCCCGGCTAGTCCTGTCCCCCCATAGAATGGTGTGTTAGATAGCATGGGTAGATTGTCCGTGATTATTATCTCATTTTGGATCAGTGAGCATACGTCTATGAGACCTCGCCCTGCTGGGTTAGCCGGTGTTTTAAACCTAATAGCCCCGGTAGCCCCGCCGATGTAAACGTCAAAGATATACTTGAAGTTATAGTTCTGCGTTGCGTCTGAGGCGACCATCCATACGATGGGATTGTAGGCCGAAGAGTAGACCGGGGGAGATTGGAGGGTCTGTGTTATCATTTTAAATTATGTTTTTGTTGCGATTGAATGGCCAGATTATGTTTCTTAATCTCGTCTTTTTTCCAAGCAAGCCAGTTGAATGCAAAGCGAACCGGTAGTTTTGCAGCTGCTTCAAATCCAGTAGGATTTTCCCCAGCAAGTCCGTTGAGGAGGAGCCACCAATTTCTTGCTGGAGAAGTTGGCTTAGGTTGTCCCGGTCTTGGGGGGATAAAATCGTCATCGCTTCGTTCTTCATTAAAGAGTCCAGTGTATTCTTTAAAGACCATTTTCCTGACTGCAAAAAAAAAGCATTAGCCGAACGAATTGCTGAGACTGGTAATTCCTGGAATTCTTCTAGTCGAAGATTATACCCGTCTATCGTGTACGGTTCCAGCTTAATGTAATTGCCCTTCTTGTGGGTAACCGGGCGATATAGGATGGCTGCGATTTCTACCAGTTTTTTCTCTGCCCCTGGGGAGGTAGCTATGACATCTAGATCCGCAAATTCACCAACTGTAATCTCTTCCAACTTTGGAAGCCCGTAAAGGGTGCCGTTAAATTCGATGGTTGGTCTAATTGTATCTGCGTCTCCCGCGCTTGCGGTGATTTGAATTTGGGCTTCGGCCCACAGCATTAACCAGGTTTCAAACTTAAGTCCCTTTAATTCTTCGATGGGACATTCCGTCATAATGCTGACGATTTTTAGTTCTGCCTCTCTGTCTGGAGATTTTAATAGATCTTGAAGTTCGTAGAACAACTTGATGGTTAGATCTTTAAATTCATACTCCTCGTTGCCGATGGAAAAGGTTGCTTTTCTTATTTTCATTTTTGTAATTCTATTTCTATTTGCTTGCTTAGTTCATCCTCGATAATCATTTCGATACGGACCATGTCTTTGTCAGACAGCGTCTTCCAAAACCTAGGTCTTATCCCACCTTTACCTTTACCAGGGCGGGGGTTCCATTGCCCCCTAGTCTTTGCGCGATAAGGCCCAGTTCCCATGTCTGTAAAGATGCCGTACGCCTTCTCCTGGAGAACGAAGGTGATTCCGCCCTCCGTATTTACATTTGTAATCTTTAGAGAAGCCCTAAGGGCGCCGGTTTTTACCGGCGCCTGTCTCTTTAGGATCTGTTCTATGATCCTCCCAATCTTAGTGTATGCCGGTTTTAAGTCCATTAGTCGAATGCTGCGTTGCAGAGGTCAAATGGGTTTTGCACCTCCACGTTAATCTCCGCGGCCCAGCCTGACAGGTTGTTGTTGTACTTCTCTTGGAACGGAATAATGTTAATGGGCGTCTCTATCTTGAGGGGAACGGTAGCCCAGTCGGTCAGGATAAACTTAGAGAAGATGTCCTGCATAATCATGAGCGTGTTGTTGTGCGTGTTGATGGTTAGGTATTCGTCGTTGTCCTCCACGATATCACAGACGATAAAAGAGAAGCCCAGGGTCATCTTACCAAAGCGGTCCATCACGGAAGGCTGGGGTACCATGTAAACCAGGGGGAAGCGGACGAAGGTGTGCTCTGCGTTCTCGACATCCAGGTCGGAGAGTTCCCCTAGTTGGAATTGCTTTACAGCTTCCTGGGAGAGTGATATCTCCCGGAAGATTTCTGTAACCTGCTTATAATTTCGGATGGTGATGGGGGTCGTAGTCATAGGGTCTCTTTTAATAAAGTATGGAAAAGGCGAAGGTTGCCGGAAGTATTTTAGATTAACCTTCTGGGGTCGGAGTCGGCTTGGGTGGGCCACCAACGGCCCTTACCAAAAGAGCCCCCGCGCTTCAAAGCCTTACCTATATTCTGGGGACAATACCCAGTGTGATTTGCCGCATCAGAGATTGTCTGGTGGAAGGTTATCTCGCCCTTGACAATATCCTCTAAGTAGATGGGCTTGGAAGAGGATCTCCTGTGGTTGGCTGCTGTGGATATCCACCTTAGATTTATAACGTTGTTGTTGGTTCTGTCCTTATCCATGTGGTCCACCTCAGGGAGGCCATCTGGATTTGGTAAGAAGGTAAGGGCGATTAGCCTATGGACTAGGGAGGTTATCCCCCGCTTTCTCTCAGAGCAAACTATGCGACAGATTTGGTATCCAGTATCTTTGTGGGTGTAAATGCCCACCATGTAGCCGACGTGGGTTCCTGAGCCGGGTTCATCCCTCCTGATGCGGCCCCAGGTGGAAGCCGCATACATTGGGAAGGTTGGTATCTTTCTCCAGTGTTCCATTAATCTTCATCCTCCTCTTCTCCTGGGCCATACTCTTCAATCCCGTGGATTTCAGCCCACATATGGGTCTGCCTTCTAAGGGTGATTGTAAGGGCGGCTAGGACATCTGTGAAGTTCATCTCCTGATTCATGCTGTAGAGATTCTCGTTCATGTTAGAGAGTTCGTTGCCCATGTAAGTGATACTGTGGGATAGCCTCTTGGTCTCCTCGTTGCGGAGGACGGCCTGTGCGTCAAAGTCCATCATAGCCTTTTCTAGGCTGCCCATGCGTTCTGCCAGGAAGACAATAGCATCTGGGAGGGTCATGTCGGGGTTGTGGATAACCCCTTTTGGTAAATTTAATTTGTTCTTTTTCATAACTTTTTTTAAAATAGATTTCTTTTGTGGTGGATGATTTTAACTTCTTTGATTAGTGGGCTGGGTTGTTGGTAAGCCCTTAATTCTCTGCGCTTGTTCTCTAACTCAGTGATTAGATGGATAACCATAGAGGGGGACTTTACAGCCTTGAGTTGTTGGGTGAGAGATTTTACCTCTGCCTCTAAGTGTGGGATAGATTGGTCTGTCATTTTTTGTTATTATTTTATTGTATATATTATAGAGTAAGAGGGCGAAAAGGTCCCACCCGTTCCGTAAGAATATCGTAATATTTTTAAATTATTTTCCACCCCTATGTTCCGTACCAGGGGGAACCAGGAAAGCTTTTGGGCTGAGCAGACTTAGACTACCGGGATGGGCCGGGGGGATTTCCCCAGATGGCCCAGATGGCCGGGATTCCAACGCGGGGGCGCTCGCCCGCCCTCTCTGTCCTTTTTGTATACCTTTTAGGGCTTGAGAAGTCTTATAGGGTGGGGTGGACTTAGAAGTCTAAGAAGTCTGTGTCTATAGTGGATACCCTATTACCTCGCCCTATTACTGCATACCTTTGTCCCTCTTTGAAGGCTCGAACAGCATAGCGCAGGGCGTCCATGAGGTGATTAAATTCATCTGCTGGCTTATCTGTTCCTTCCCTGTATGAATAGTTGTAGTATTCCTCTATAAGGTTCTTGGACGTAGGGTTAACGTGGATAGTGTAGGTCTTTAGCCTGTCAATCCCAGCCCTTATTGAATCTGGTCCCTTTACTGCTGGGTGTATATTCCTATACCCTCTTCTCCGTAAGTCCTCTATAGACTTGGGCTCTGCTGAGTCCGCATAAATAGATGCTATTGTGTTAACCCCGTTCTGCTGTAGGAAGTTGGAGATATCCTCGTTGGTCATTCCCCTTTGGTATAGCACTTCTTCTAGCCATAGGGTCTTACCTCTCTTGTAAACCCTTATGCATGCTGTTGGGTCGGATGAGAAACCCCAATCTAGTCCGTAAATTTGTTCTGCCTCTTGGTCTGGGTTAAATTCTCCGAAGTTCCAGTCCTTAAATACCTGTCCTGCTCCCACATCTTTCCATTCCCCTTCTATATGGTATGTGTAGTAGTCTGGATCTTGGAATTTTAAATCTTCCCATTCTTTTATCTTATTGGGGTCGAGGTTTTGTATGTTGTCCTTATACGTTGTATGGATATAACCGTGGTTGTTTGTCCATCTTGGATCTGGGCGGCCGTCCGGTAGGAAAAAGCGTTTGTAGATCCAGTGGTTCTTGCCCACGGGGTTGAATAGCAGGAATATCTTACGTTCCGAGCCCTTTTGTCTGAACGAGTCGATTAGTTTAACATACTCTTCCTCTTCTGGTAATTCTGTTGCTTCATCGATTAGTAGGTGAGTTACACGGGCTAAACCTTTACCTTTGGAAGTTACTGTTCCTTCCTGTAGTCTCATAGCGTGGGTTGTAATCATGTTCTTTGTTCCCACTGCTCTGATCTCTTCTCCCTTTACTGTAATATAGGGCGCCACGCCCCAGTCCTGGATTAGGTCGAGGATATCCCTGTAGATAGACGAGGAGATGGACTTTTGTGTGTATCTGGTGACAACGCCTCTGAAGTATTCTGGTGCTAGTAGCTTCATTAAGAAGTAGGCCGCCGCTTGGGTGGATTTACCTGATGCTCTTCCCCCGGAGATTATCCAGTAGGTTTTATCCTCTGTGAAGACGGGTGCGAACCAATCTAGGAATTGGAATGTTTTAGCCTTCTTCTCCATCTTGAATGTCTGTAATATCTAGGGTTGGAAAAGGGTTAACCCCATTGGGAAGTAGAATTTGAATGGGATT